GCCTAGGCCTGATGCTATCTCTACTTCCTTGTACAGCGGCAATTCAACCTCGTCATCGTCAAGTGGGGTTGCGTCATCCCATGGTGAGAGCTCGCCCAGTACGTATGGGGTGCCGTCCCGTGGTTGAGAGCGGTACTCGGACCGGCTCTCCTGTGTTTCGTGAGTTGGAATTTTGCCAAGTTCAAGCCAGTCGATATCAACCTGTAGTGCTCTGGCAATAGCAGGCAAAAACCGGCTTCTGCTTGATTTGCCAGATGCCAGCTTTTGAATCGTGGCTTGAGTGCACCCGGCTGCAGCGGCCAATTTGTCTTGGACAATATCGCGTTGCGCCATGGCGTAGTTCAAGCGCTCGGCGAGGTTTGGGAGGTCGTCACGGTATAGTAATTCCATACCGTGCAGGCTAAAACCTTGGTTATACAATGTCCAACCCCCTAGGTTGTTGACGAATTAATACTAAGGTTATAATCTGGGCCTCAGTCACATTCATCTGAGGTTTTGTTATGACTCTTCCTGGTCTTGAACCTGATCAAGTGTCCCCGGTTGAAGAGCTGTCGCCCGCAAAGGCCGCGCTGCTCAAGGTTCTTGCGCACTGCAAAAACAACCAATCCGAACTTGCCCGCCAGTGCGGCGTGAAGCAACCGCATGTCTGGAAGTGGCTCAAGGCTGGCCGTGTGCCGACTGAGCGCGTCATGGCGGTATCCCGTGCATCGGGCGGGGTCGTGCCGCCGCATGAACTGCGCCCCGATTTGCCTGAGCTATTCCCTGTGCCTGTTGTTACTGCTCAGGCCGCCTAACCAGCGGCTAGAAAAAAGGCGACCTACGGGCCGCCTGTTTCTCCCAACGCACACCACCACAGTGCCGTTGGGTTGCGTCAGGGCTTGCGAGGCACACCACGTACTACTCGCTTGCACTGCCGCACCACCGGGGCTCGGAAGCCTCGGGTTGCCGGTCTCTCCACCACGGAGGCCGGCTTTAACGACGGGGCGACAGCGGAGCTGTTGCCTCGTCATTGGGGTGGTAGTCGGGATTTCTTGAGGGAGCCCCGGCTACCAAGTGACCACCTTGCGAGTGACCACGGTGCGACTGTAGCAAAGCGCTACCGCCCTGGCACTGGCAACATGCTGGGGTGTAATGCCATGAGCCGGAAAGTATTCGGTAGTTTGGAGCGGGCCGAGCGGGAGATTTTGCCGCTGCCGCTCGCGCTGTATCACGCAGTCAATAAGTACCCAGGCGGCGCTGCTGCCATCGCTGCCACCGTGGGGCGTAACCCCACCACCTTGCAACACAAGCTCAGCCCAACCGCCACCGGCCATACGGTGAATGTGGATGAGCTGACGGAAATCCTCTCCCTTACTCGCGACCCGCGCGCCATGGACTCCCTCTGCGATGCCTTCGGCGATGCGGTGTGGGTTGATCTGCGCGACTTGTTGCAGGGCTATGAGGAGCATGGGCAGTCATTGGCTGGGGTGTTGGCCGCGGTGGGCGGTGCGTTGCATCGCCAGTCTGAGCTGAATAGCTCTATCGCCCAGAACCTGGCCAATGATGGCCGTATCGACCGGCATGAGCTGGCCGAGTGCAAGCTGCACCTGCGTCGCACTCAGGGGGCGCTGCTGGCCCTTGAGCGGATGCTTGAAATCGACGCGGAGGGCCACCGCCATGGCTGATGCTGCGGACGTAGGTAACGATCTGATGCAAGAACGCCTTGATCAGATCCTCGCTGCACGCAAGCCGGCTTTTGTCGGCGTTTCTGCGCTTGAGAGTGATGCGTGCGGTGATGACATTCCAGAGGCTCGCCGGTTGGCGGCACCGGGCTGCCGCCGCTGTGCTGAGTGCCAGGATCTGGCTGAGCGGAGGGGGCGGGGATGATTGAGCGCCCGATTCTGTTCAATGGTTCGATGGTGCGGGCCATCCTGAGTGGCCAAAAGACGGCTACGCGCAGGGTGGCCAAGCCGGTCAAGCATCCAGACCTGGGCAACATCTACACGCCCGGCGCCTTGGTGCTAGAGAATGAGCCGAAGCATGTTATCGACCGCGCCTGCCCCTATGGCCAGCCGGGCGACAGGCTGTGGGTGCGCGAATCCTTTGCCGATCTACGCGGTACCGGCATTGAGCACCGGCCAGACCCTGCCGGGCCGCTCCAGCGTTACGCCTTCGCTGCCGACAGCCCACCAGGCTCGGCTAGCGACGAAGCGCGCAAGGACTTCGGAGTGAAGTGGAAGCCAAGCATCCACATGCCACGCATTGCCTGCCGCCTCCTGCTGGAGATCACCGCTGTGCGTGTCGAGCGCCTGCAGGACATCACCCGTGGTGATGCAATGGCTGAGGGATGCCCATTCCCCAATCTAAACGGCGATGCCATAGGCAGAACCGACCCTGTCGGCTGGTTTAGCGCCTTGTGGGAGTCCATCAACAGCGCCGAATCATGGGCCGCCAACCCGTGGGTCTGGGTGGTCGAGTTCAAGCAGGTGGCCCCATGACTGATAACGCTCTCGACGATGTACTCAACCAGCTGCAGGACCACGGCCTGGAGCCGATCACCAGCAGGCGTGATTGGGTGTTCGGCAAGCTGACCCGCTGCCGGGCGGGTAAGGATGCGGTTGGGGAGAAAAACGGCTGGTACGTGCTGCATGAGTACCGGACGGAAAAGGGCGACTTGCTGTACTTCGGGGCGTTTGGTGACTGGCGCACGGGTGAGTCGAACAAGATCAAGGTGAAAGGCCCGCGCATGACCGCTGAGGAGCGGGAGTTGATGAATGCGCGGCAGGAGGAGGCCAAGCGCAAGGCGGCCGAGACCCAACTGCACGCTGCGCGGCGGGCGGCCAAACGGGCCAAGGGTATGTGGGACAAGCTGCCTGAAAAGGGCCGCAGCCCGTACCTGGACCGTAAGCAGATTGTCGGGCTGGGTGTGCGCTACTCGGCCAAGGGCGCGGTGCTGGTACCTATGAAAACGGTGCGCGGCATTGTCGGCCTGCAGGTGATCCACCCGGCCAAGCAGGAGAACGGCCGCGATAAGCAGTATTGGCCCTATGGCATGGAAAAGCAGGGGGCCTATCACCTGGTGGGGCCGATGCCTGAGCCGGGTGAGCCAATTCTGGTGTGTGAGGGTTACGCCACGGGCGTGAGCCTGCACATGGCGACGTCGTGCTGTGTGGCGATCGCCTTTGATGCCGGCAACCTGTTGCTGGTTGGCAAGGCGATGCGGCAGGAGTACCCGGCGTGCCAGTTGATCTTCTGCGCGGATGACGACTGGAAGACGATGCGGGCGGACAAGGTCACGCCTTGGAACGTGGGTGTGGAAAAGGCCGACAACGCGGCGACCATTCTGGGCGGCCAGTTTGTGGTGCCGGTGTTTGCGCTTGAACGTGATGACAAGTGGACGGACTGGAACGACCTGCATTGCAGTGAGGGCCTGGACGCCGTGCGCCGGCAGGTGATGGCGGTGGTAAAGCCGCCGGCGGACGGTGGATGGCGTGACCAGCTGCGCCGCACCCAGCACGGCGGGTTGGTGGCGCACATGGTCAATGCCGGTCTGATTCTGGGCAACGATGAGCGCTGGAAGGGTGTGCTGGGCTACAACGCCTTCAGCTCGAAGACGGTGGCATTGCGCACGCCGCCCTTTGGCGGGGAGGCGGGTGAGTGGTCGGACATGGATGACTTGAACACCACGGAGTGGCTGGCCATGCAGTACAACATCCTGGTCAAGAGCAGTACGGCGCTGGAGGCGGTGAGCGTGACTGCCCGCAAGAACACCTTTCACCCGGTGCGCGACTACTTGAACGGCCTGACGTGGGATCGCACGCCGCGGCTTGAGTCCTGGCTGTACCTGGTGATGGGCGTGCCGCTGACGCCTTACAGCATGAAGGTGGCCAAGCGCTGGATGATCGGCGCGGTGGCGCGGGTGATGAAGCCGGGGTCGAAGGTGGACAACGTGTTGATCCTTGAGGGCGGCCAGGGCGAGGGTAAGTCGACGGCGCTGAGTATTTTGGGTGGCGAGTGGTTCATGGATACGCCGTTTACCCTGGGCGACAAGGAGGCCTTTCAGATGATTCGCGGCAAGTGGATAGTCGAGCTGGGCGAGCTGGACAGCTTCAACAAGGCGGACAGTACCAAGGCGAAGCAGTTTTTCTCGGCCAGCACGGACACCTTCCGCGAAAGCTATGGCCGCAGAACGGCGGACGTGCCACGCCAGTGTGTGTTCGCGGGTACCACCAACCAAGAGGAGTACTTGAAGGACACCACCGGCAACCGGCGCTATTGGCCGGTGATGTGCGAGAAAGTGGACCTTGAGGCCTTGCGCGAGATCCGCGACCAGCTGTGGGCCGAGGCGGTGTTTTGCTTCCTGGCAGGTGATATCTGGTGGGTGCGCAAAGAGGAGACTCAGGCCTTCACTGATGAGCAGGACGCCCGTTATACGGTGGATGCGTGGGAGCACCAGATTCTGCCGTTTCTTGAGGATTACGTGGGCGAGACGGTGACCAGCGCGAACATTCTCACGGATGCGCTGAAGCTCGATCTGGGGCACTGGGGCAAGCCTGAGCAGATGCGCGTGGGCAGCATCATGCACCGGCTGGGCTGGCGGCGTACGCGGCTGGGCAGCACGGGCAAGTCGAGCATTCGGCCATGGGGTTACAAGCGCCCTTCGGACTGGCGCCGCACGGCCGATCTGCCTCCGGCGGACAAGGAGATGGCGTTTTGAACCGGGCGATGGATGAGTTGATGGTGCGCTGGGCCGAGGAGCTGCATGGGCCAGATAGTCATTGCATGGGTGGGTCGGGTGGCAGTACCTTGGCGCGCTTGATCGCCACCAAGGGCATGATGATTGCCCGCACGGGTGGTGGCTTGGACTTGAGTAGCATGTCGGCTGATATCGAGCTGATTGTGAACAAGCATCTGCCGCCGCCGCTGGAGCGTATTGCGTGGGTGCATTACACCGACCATGACAGCCCGAACTCGATGAAGTGGGAGCGTTGTGGGTGCAGTCGGCCGCAGTACTATCGGCGCCTTGACCTGCTGCATGCGGGCATTGCTGAGCTGTTGGTACAGCGTCGGCGGGCAGCATGATGCTCTTGTCCCTACTGGCCCGCCTTGCCCCACTGGCTCCGGCCATGGTGGGGCGTGTGCAGCCCGCGCCGTTACTGGCTACGTCCCACCGTCCCGCCAAAACCAAGCGCACCGCATGCAGGTACGCGGGCGCATTCGCGCAGCGTGCGCGCGCTCTTTTCTATTTCTCTCTTATAGATGTAGAAAGAGTGGGACAGGTGGGACAGTGGGTTAAAGCCAGTAAGGGGGCGGGGTTTTGCGTCCTACCTGCTGTTTTGTGGTGGGGCATGGTGGGTCAGGCTTTGGCGCTGCCAGCGCGTTGCGGGTGTGTTCGCGGTACGTTGCCGGCACCTAACCCACTTATTCAGGGATGGCGTTAACTTCGTCTTGCTGCCATGAGAATCGAGGGGTAAAAAGGCGCTACGTGGTGATTAAACCAAAGAGAATCACCTTGATCGAAACACCCGAAACCCGGCCAGCGTGCCGGGTTTTTTATTGCCCGCGTTTTGGTGCTGCCGGTGGCTCCCCAGCTTGGTGCAGCGCCTGGCCTACGGATGGGCCACCCCTTCGCAGCAGTCGGTGCGTGCCGACGCTTTGCCCGTAGCACTGCGGGCTTTTTTCTTCTTGTGCCTTGGAGGCCACGCATGTCGACCGAACAGCAGGTACAGCAATCGCTGGCCGATTTGCCCACCTGGTTGCTGATCCTGGTGGCGTTGGCTGGCCTTGCCGGTGAGTTGCGCCAGGCCGATAAGGCCGGGCTGTATTGGGTTGAGTTGATCAAGCGCGCGATTGTGCGCTTCGGCTCATCCGCGCTGTTTGGTATCTCGACGTTGATGTTTGTGTACTGGTGGCGGCAGGACTACCTGCTGGCCGGCGCCTTGGGCATTGGTGTCAGCTTGATCGGCGCCGATATTGCCGGCGCCATGTATGCGCGCTGGCTGGCCAAGAAGGCTGGCGTGTGTGAAGTGCCGAATGACGGCCGGGGTTGATGAGCGTAAGTCATCCGCCGCGCGTGGCTACGGCTACAAGTGGCAGAAGGCGCGTGAGGATTGGCTGGCCAAGCATGTGTTCTGCATTGAATGCGAGCGGCTTGGGCGTAAGCGGGTAGGCACGGTGGTCGACCATAAGGTGCCGCACCGTGGTGACCTCAAGTTGTTCTGGGATCGCAAGAACTGGCAGACCCTCTGCAAGCCCTGCCACGACAGCTACAAGCAACGCCTGGAGAAATCCGGCCAGCAGCCAGGGTGCAGCGCGCAGGGCATCCCGGCCGACGCCGGCCACCACTGGAACGCCGCAGGGTAGGGGGGCGGGTCGAAGTCTGGGAGACAAATTGCTCTAGACCGGTCGCTCCCCTCGACGTACAACGCCGGGAAAAATGGGGGGTACCCCCTTTCGTGATGTAGGTGGTCCTGCGTCAAATCTGAGGTTTATATGGCCGGAAATTCAAACTCCGGTCGCCCCGCCAAGCCTGCAGTCGTCCACTTGATCCAGGGCAACCGGAGCAAGAAGAGTGCGGCTGCACTTTTGGCTGAGGTGGCCAACCCGCTGTTGCCAGTTGAAGCGCCGCCCATGCCGGATTGGCTGGATGCCGATGCCGCTGCCGAGTGGGATCGGGTCGTCCCCGATCTGCTTGCACTTGGCCTGATCTCGCGTCTCGACATGCAAGCCCTGGCGCAGTACTGCGAGGCCGTGTCTGAGTACCGCCGCTGGAGCCTGAAAATTCAGGAGCTCAACCAGAGCGTGGCCACGCCAAACATGGGCGACATCCAGACCTACCGAACGGGCGCAAAAGACCTGTCCATCTGGCGCAAGTTACGCAACGAGGCACGCCGCCAAGCCGACGAAGCCGGTGCCAAGTTTGGCTTTACCCCCATGGCACGGCGCGCCCTTCGAGCACAGCAGGCCCCGCAGGGGGAGCTATTCCCCAATGAACAAAAGCAAATCGCGGAGAAATATTTCTGACCGCGCGACCGACTACGCCAAAAAAGTAGTCTCCGGCAAGATCGCTGCCGGCCCGCATGTGCGTGACGCCTGCGCCCGCCACCTGCACGACCTACGCACCGCCAAGCAACGCGGCCTGGTCTGGAACGTAAAGCTGGCCCAGCGCGCCATTGGCTACTTCGAAGACGTGCTCAACCTCAACGGCGGTGAGTTCGAGGGCAAGCCCTTCGATGTGCTGCACTGGCAGGCCTTCATCCTCGGCAGCTTGTTCGGCTGGCTGGGTGTTGATGGCTATCGTCGCTTTCGTACCGCCTACGTCGAGACCGCCAAAGGTTCCGGCAAGTCCCCGCTGTCGGCGGGAATCGGCCTGTATGGGTTGACCAGCGATGGTGAAGCGCGGGCAGAGATCTACGCCGCAGCCACGAAAAAAGACCAGGCCATGATCCTGTTCCGCGATGCGATCGCCATGGTCGATCAGTCGCCGCTGCTGCATCAGCGCCTGGAGAAGTCCGGCGCAGCTGGTCGTGAGTGGAACCTCGCGCACCAGGCCAGCGGCAGCTTCTTCCGGCCGGTGTCGGCGGACGATGGCCAGTCAGGCCCGCGCCCGCACATCGCACTGCTGGATGAGATCCACGAACACAAAACGCGCATGGTCGTCGACATGATGCGCGCCGGTACCAAGAGCCGCCGCCAAGCGCTGATCTTCATGATCACCAACAGCGGCCATGACAAAAACAGCATCTGCTGGGAGTACCACGACTACGGCGCCAAAGTCAGTGCAGCCGGCGCGGCGGAGACCATGCCCGGCGGTGCCTACTACGACGACAGCTTTTTTGCCTACATCTGCGGCCTTGATGAGGGCGACGAC